CGGTAAGTTTTCAAGTGTCCATGATGTATCTGAATTTCTAACCAGGCGTTTAGTTTGCAAATCTTCGTGGCAAAGAATTAAAGTATCAACAGCTTGCGTATATTGCATTTCATCTAGCATTGCGGCTGTAATAGAGGACGCGGCAATGTAATCATTTCCGCTGCTATTTATATTTGTTTGCAAAACACCGGCCTTGAAAACATAAATGCGCCCGGCAACCAAAGCCAACATATAGCTGTCATTTACACTAAACTCAAAAGGGATAAGCTTAAACGCGGTAAAAGAAGATCCAAAATCATAGATAAACTTTAGGCCGTCACGCCGCTTAATCCCGCCCTGGGGCTGCACAACAACGTTAGTCGCTTCCTCTAGGGCATTTTGATATTGCGCTATATCAGTTCTAGCCCGCAAAAGTGGATCCAGTTCCCCCACCGAAAAATTGGTTTGAAACTGTGTTAAGCGCATCTAGTGCCTCACTGATATTAATTCATAATCATCTATGACTTGCGTTGACCGGCCACGGCCGTCAATATTCATAGCCTTGCGCATTTCTCCACCACGCCCATTTTCCGATGGGGATCCGTAGGCTAGTGCGCGATAGTAATCCGCCTTTGCAGTTTGATCTGTTATGATAATGGCCAGTTCAAAAGCCATAGCTAAACGCAAGAGGCGAACAAAATAAGGCGGCATTTTGGCCTCGTTTACGGTAGCCTGGTAATCGATGTAAACAGTTTCCAGGTTAGTAAACACCTGGTCGCCGTACACTTCCCACCCATATCGCAGAGGCAATTCATTGCTGCTATTAGATGCAAATATTGCCAAGACCCCGGAAAGCATATCGCCGGGCATTTGATAAGCATACTTCCATTCATTTGTTGGGGCGGTAGACAACCTAGCCAGTTGCGTTTTCTTAATTGAGAAAGACCATTGATATGTGCTTAGAATGGTATCTCTTAAATCTGGGTACAGTCGGTCGCAAGCCTGGGCAGCGTCAGTGCCTTCTGTAAACGAGGATATAGGGGCAGCGCCCAAAGCAATCAGCGCATCTGAGCAAATTGAAAGAGCCGTGTCTCCAGTAGCCATAACACCTCCGGGTTTAAAAAGGGGCCAGTTTCCCGGCCCCCAGGGGAGAAATTAATCGCCGTCAGTTGCGGCCAGGGTAGTCCCATTCGCAACATCAACAACGCCAGACGCATTTGACAAAACTTGTGTCAACGTCGAAACGCGAGTTCCGCCTGTGGACGTTACACAATAGATTAAGTCGCCAACCTCTAGCGTATCAGAAAGGCTATTAAAGTAACCCTCTGTATTTACGTCAGCAATCGTATCGGCAGTGCTATACGAATACATAACAGGAGCATTGCCCCGCTTCGCATTGCCGCCGATAGCTGCCCAACCTGTTGAAGAAAAAGCCATGTTTGATCTCCTTACTCAGTACAGCTAATTTTTACGATGCCATCATCATCTATGGCAACACTGCCCGCAGAGAACATAGAAGAAACAAGGAACGATGTCTTTTCTGGAACATAGTTCACTTCTGACTTTTGCGCCATGCTTTCGGCATAGCCCATGCTGTCTTTGTGCCAGGCAAAGCATGAACGAGTTGACGGCTTTGGAATGCCACCCTCGTCACGATCACCCATAGTGATGATATTAAAGCCCATGAACGATGAAACCTCACCGCGCACAAGAGCTTTTACAGTCGCAAAATCGCTCGATGTTACGGATGTTTCACTCAGCAAACTGTCTAGCTGTGAAGCGTGCATAAGCAAGTGGCGGCCTTCGGCGGGAACGTTCTTTTCGTTCATTGCCTTTGCGGCTGCGCGAAGCTTCGCAACGTTCATGTTAGTGCCAGATCCGCCAACAGTTGTTGCAACAGTTGATGGTGATGCCGCAGCATCCAACGCATCGATGCAAAGCTGATCCATCCGGCGGGCGATTGCTTTAGAAACAACCTCAACCAACTCTCGACGTTCATCGAAATTGACATGAGACTGATGGAAGATATCTGAATATTCGCTAGCGATATAGTCAGACATTGTTGCAGTCACCTGGCTATAGGTGACGTTTAACGGAGTTACGTCAGTTTGGGGAACCCGAACCTGGGCAACGCCTTTTCCGATTTTTGGAAATTTAACTGTATTTCCTTGCACATTTGCGCGTGAACGCATTGTGCCGCGAAGCAGTGCTTCGCCTTGGTAAGCCTGTTTTACCTCTTGGTCGAAGAGGGTTACAAAGGCCGTTGTGATACTCTGCGCCATAGCAGAAGCCTCCTATTAAGGTTTCTTTTAAAACGCTTTCCGTTGGCCGATGTAATTCGGGCGGTAGCTTGCGCGATGTGGCCGCGCCACCAGTGGGTCCACCACATGAAGGGGCCGCGCAGCGGTTAGCCCTTCCCCCCCATATACACGCAAATTTTAATTATTGCAACAACATCTAGTTGTTTGCAGCTAACCACTGTCTTTCTATCTTGCTGCGCCATGCGTGATCTGTCTGCCATCGAGGATCAGCTATAGCTTGCGCCAGGTCATTTTCGCTCATTTCCGGGGCTGCTACCACCGGGGCAGTTGGGATCCCTTCGTTAGTGTACCCTTGAATAAACTTTGTCATGGCATTGATCGTGTCGGCGCTGTTTAAGCTTATCGCCAGGGCTTCCCTTTCTGCCTGGTTAAGATTGGCCTTTGTTATGTGCCGCTCCAGGAACGATATTTTTTCCGAAGCCCTTTCGCCAAGTTTTTCCATTTCCTGGCTATAGTCGTAATCTATGGCTTCTTGGTTTTCTTGAGAGCTTTCCAAAACATTTCCGGCCAACTCTTCAAACGCTTTTTGAGAGATGCCATATTTTTTAGCCCACTCCTGGTAAGCCTGGACAGTCGGATCCTCCATATCAAGACCCCGATCAACCAGATCTTGAACCTCATAATCACCTTCCGGCGCTTTATGTTTGCCAGACTTAAACGCCTTTTCAAGTTCCGCGTAACTTTTTGCAAGTTTTTCAACATCAGGTCCGTCCTCGTCCCAAAACTTCTCTGGATAATAATCAGGCCGATCCATTGGCTCGGTATCAGCATCATTAAACGATGCGTCCTCTTGATCCTCTGTTGGCCGTATTTGTATTGGAGCCTCTTGTTGCTCCTGGGTTTCCGGCTCTGGCTGTAAGTTTACCAGGTTTTCAGTTGTTTCTGTTGGCACTGCTTGTTCAGACATTATTGCTCCTAATCACCCGCCTCTCGATCAGGCGAACCAACTCCGCCATGCCAGTTCTGACAAAGCCGTGACTTGGATCCTCGCCTGGATACCAGGACGGTTGCTCTATTGTTATCTGCCTCAGATGATGCAACACCTTTTGGCCTTCCTCAGATTTAAAAACCCTTCCATATAAAATATCCAGGTCGTCCGCCTTTGGCGGTTCCGCGAATGCTTGGCTTATTCCTTCCCATCCATCCGGTGCATTCATTGCAACGCCCCCGCAACAGTTTCATCTGTGGGCATTTGTTGCTGTTGTTCCATCATAGCTTGCTGCATTTGCTGCATCATCGCTTGCTGTTCCTCTGGTGTATTTAGAACCCTTTGGTCGATACTCATCTTTTCTGCAATAAACGCCAATGTTTCGGGAATGTTTACAACAGTCTGCCCCATCGGGCCAAGTGAGTTTGCAATTTGCATAAACTGGATAAGCTGATTTACTTCTTCCATTTTAGGCGCTTCGGCCAATGGCGACACCGGGGAAATCTTTAACTGAACACCATTTACCTTTAGGGGCATATCAATCAAGCCCTGCCGGTCTAAAACAAAAAGTATCCTGGCAACGAGCGGGTTCATAATTTCCGTCATTAAGCGGCCAAACGCAGACCCCAGGTTTGTAGCTAATTCGCGCTGCCTTTGAGCAATTTCCGTTGCGGATCTGGCCGACATTGTATCCGGCGGCAAAGTATCATCCATCAAAACTTTTTTGATGTTTACTCTTAGATCCTGGATAACAATTTGCGTTGTGTTAAAATCCCCGGCTTTAGGCAATGGGGCAAGTGAAGCGCCTTGCGGCCCGCCATTGCGGGCAACCGGGATAACAGCACCAGGCTGTATTTTTATATTCTGAGGATTTAACACGCCATCATCTGCCGCCAGGTAAACGCCAGATATAGACAAGCTTGCGTTTTTCAAAACAAGTTCGATTGTCTTGTTTAAAGTTTTAATGTCACTGATGCAGTCACACAAAGGCCCGCGTCCGTAAATTTCTCCGGCGGTTTTGCTAAACCTGGCAACAATAAATGGGCTAGATTGCATTTCTCGATAGACCAATTCCTGGCTTTTTTCCGGCCAAATGACATGGTAATGATATCGGCCTGTTTCCTGGTCAAAGATAACAGCATCGAAAAGATCTAACTCATCACCTGGCTTGCGCTCGAT